TTCTTCGTATATTTATCGAAGGTGGCAAAAAAAGCTACTAATGACCCTGTTTTCAAATTTTTGGAACAAAGACATCAGTGGCAAAGACGTAATTTTGAAGTAAAAACAGCAGACACTTTAGCTGATGCAGGCGCAATAACTGCAAATGGCTCAGCTACATTAGCTGCTGGCGAAGACTTACATCTTACTTGTAAGTATGACAAATATGGAAAAATAAGTACTGGCTCTAATTTAGAGTTTCTTATACCTGGTCAAATCATAGCATTAAAAGGTGATGATGGCAGTGTGTATAGATTCAGAATTGACCCAGATACAAATATGAGAGCTTCAGGTACAAGTAGTTACTCTGATGCCTTATTCGCAACTAACACTAAAGAAATTTATAGTGAAACTGATACTGGTATAACTACGATTTCTGCGGAAGCATTGATTTGTATTGATTCAGTTCCAGAAGATACTGTTCTTAGTGTTGGGAATAAAGGTCAAGTAATTGGTAGTGCTTATGGTGAGGGAACTGATAGTCCTATTGGTTGGCAAGATAAATTATATGACAGAGAAGGATATTGTCAAATCTTTAAAACTGGTATGAACATCTTTTCTGGAACTGCATTAGCTACTGAGTACAGAGGTATCTCTAATGAATTCCAAAGAATCTGGCAAGATAAACTGATGGAACATAAAATGGATATAGAACAAGCTATGTTATTTGGTACAGGTGGTACATTACCTGCAACACAAGAAACTACTGGAACTTCGGCTCCTGTTAGAACTTCTTGGGGTGTGATACCTTATACTGAATCATATGGTAAAGTATATAACATGTCTTATAGTTCTTCAGGTTATGATGCTTTCTTAGATGCAATGGAAGATTTCTTTGCTCCTGAGTCTGGTAATAGTGGTAATAAACTAGTTCTAGCTTCTAGAAAAGTTATTACTTACTTAAACAAACTTGGAAGTGGAAGCTTCTTAAATAATTCTGTAGGTTCTAATCAATATAGATTAGACGTTAATCAAGTACCTGGAGCTTTTGGGCACCAAGTAACTGTTGTTAACACTATCTTTGGTAACTTGCATTTCGTTCAAGAGCCTTTATTAAGAGGTCCTTGGGAAGATTATTGTGTTGCTGTAGATATGAAAAACTTAGCTTACAGACCACTTGTGGGTAACGGTATTAGTCGAGATACCTTCATTGAAACTAATGTACAAGACAACGGTGTTGATGGTCGTCAAGACCAAATCATTACTGAATCTGGCTTGGAAATTAGTATCCCTGAAACTCACGCAATTCTTAAGTTTTCTTAAGGTAGGAGGTTATTATGGCATTAACTAAAACTTCGCATGGAAAATATGTAACCTTTGAGGAAACTATAGATGTTGTGGATTCAGGTGGTGGTAATGCAGTCTATGCAATGGGAACAGCTATTAGTTCTTCTGAGTTTGCTTGGGAGAATAAAAAGATTACTGTTAAAATTGAAATGACTGAATTATCAGCAGGTAATGCTGGTTGGGATATGTATGTTCAAACTTCACCAAATGGTTCTACCGTTGGTGATGTTACTACTCCTGGCAGTGGTGCTTACCCTAACTGGAACAATGCTTCGGCAAATCTAAATACTTCACTAAATTCAACAGCTGTTGGAAATAGTGCTATAGTTACAGCAGATTTGACGGACTTATATGCTCCTTATATGAGGTTATTTGCATATAGTGACGGTACTGATACTCAAGATGCTTCTCAAATTAAAATCACATTTTCTTTAGAAGGTGCTGATGGAGATTTGGCTAGCGCAGATATTGGTGGTGTAGGACCTGACCCATCATAGTAAGTGGTTAGTTTAACAATCGTGGAGGGGCCTTGTGCCCCTTCACATAACAATGGAGAATAAATGGCAGATAGTGTAAGTAAAAAATGGTATAGTGGGCAGAACCCTGTCCCTGGTACTGCTT